TTCCGCTGCTTCATCCGCAGCTTGTTCCAACATCTTCTGCACATATTCCTTTGTCGATTCATTCCATATAACTTTCTCACGAGAAGGAGTAACGTCTACACCTTCTTGTAATACTACTTCTTGTCCATCATCATTTATATACGATTGCCGCATAGGACACTTTATGCCTATGTTTCCTGCGAGATCTTCCATCTCAAGTTCACGGAAATCAATGCTCCCATAGTTAATACCTACAGAATCACCAGGATTCTTGACAATAACAATGTGCGGCTTTGAATACCACCTACTTCCAGCAGCTACAATACAAGAGGGTGTATTTACAAGTACTTCCTTGTTTATATCCTCTTTGTATTCACGACTCTTACCGTCTCCGTCGAGACATAGGGTATAGTAATCCACGTTAGATATGTAAGAAAGCTGCTCCTTGATTGCATTTCTGTAAGCTGAGCGATTGTGTTTCTTACTCCCAAACGAGATTTTAGTGTAGTTCGTAGAAGTAGTTTTCTTATAATAAGCATGTTCTCCATTGCTAAGAACCACGTGTCCATCACAATCCCACTTTGTTATTACAAAGTCAGTTTTGTACGGATAGCAGTGCATCTTGAACTTCTTGTTATTATGCACAGTCTCAATGGTGTAGTGCGATACACCTGTAGACAATGCAATTTTGCTACCTAAACCAAAGGCACCGAAGTTCTCAGATGTGTTGCGCTTTGTAGAATAACCTAGCTCCAACATACCTTCAAGTCTTCTATTACCAATGCCTACGCCATAATCAATGATCTCAACTGTGTCACAAAACCCTGTACCTGCATCATTTTCATGATATTTAACTTTTACATTGTTCTGAACCTTGTCAAGATGCTCCAAAGAATAGTACGACGAATCAAAATTTGAATCTGTATACTCTTCTCCTTGCCTAGTGATGAAGTAATCCTCCATCTTTGCCTTGCCTGTTAGTATTTCTATCGCAATCTCCTTCTCGCGTTGTGAATCGCAGGCATTTGTTACCAGCTCACGTATTGTTGAAGGGATTGGGGTAGAATACTGAGTAGACTGTAAGACATCAATTACAAGACGTTGAGCGCCTTTATTGATAATCTTTTTTAGTCCACTAGTGTTTGATTGAGTCTGTTGCCCAATAGTTTTTATACTCATTTTTTACAAGTGATTTAATTACATGATACTCTTCTTTCTGTTCTTTAGACAAACACCTAGGGTCTGCATAAATAATCCTATCTGATATACAACTTCCGTAGATATAGTCACAGTTTTTGTGTACCCACTCCAGTGTAGGAGAAGGCGGTAACTTTCTGCGAGACCAATAACCCCCTAGTACAAAATGGTTAACAATATAATGGCCATTGCCTTGTTTAACCCTTATAAATACAGAAGGACTAATCATCCCAGCTCCACCATAAGCTATACCAACTAAGTCTCCAGGATCGGGGGGTTCTACCCCTGACCTTAATTTAAATTCTTCCATATTGTTGTAAATAAAAACGACCCCTATTTTGTAGGGGCCGTCAGTTCTAAAATCATCTCCATCGTCTGCAATATTTGCTTCTGATTACGAGGTACGAATAATACAGGAGGATCATCCTGTTCCATTAGCAGCTTTAAAAACATTTTCCATTTCAAAGGAAACCTTTCGTTAGCATATCCTTTGCACTCTATAATCCATTTCCCTTTTGGGTCAAGGAAGTCAGGAGTGTAAGTAATATCTCTAACTTTATGAGCTTTCTTATCCTGGTATCCAGTTTTTCCGTTGTCTTCATACCTACTACTACCGTAGTGCATGCCTTTAAACAGAACAAACTTTTTAGTTTCATACTCCGAGCTAATACCGTTCTCTTTGAGCTTTTCGTAACAGAATACCTCAAGCATACTTCTAAAGTTTATGCCATCGACTTCTTTTCTGCGTGCGTTTCTCACTCTCGTAGATCGGGTACCAACATTTTGTACTGTTCTGGATCTATGTCTTTTATTTCTTGAAGCCACTTTCGTTCTATTTGTTTTGCTTTATCCCTACTTCCTACGTCATCCTTAGTATTCATTCCAAGATTACTCATTAGAATGGAACATCTATGTAAGATATCGTCAATTTGTTTTTGTTTGTCCTTTTCCATATCTCATCTTTAATTAATTGTTGTGCTGTAGCCAGACCACGATTTTTAATTAGATCAGAGATATCCTTGCTGCAATATATGTCAGGGACATATATATTAGGTATATCAAACTTAGAACAAATCTTAGAAGCCATAGTTTGCCCCGGATTTTGCTCTGATCCAAAATCGTTATCGTAAAACACGATTACTTTTTTGAACCTTTCTTTGAGCGTTTGTACGAGGGTTTCTTCTGGCAATTGCATTTCGGACTGTAACGCGATGGATGCGTAGCCAAGCACTTCCAAGCACATGACGTCCTTGAGCGAACTTGTGAGAAATACAATTTCCCCAGTTTTAGCCAATTGACTATACCCTTGTATGACGTTTCGACCCACGTTAGAATACCACTTATTGTCACTTTCATACGGGCTATAAATCTTATAACCTCCGTTAAAACGGAAAGCATAACTGATACTAGGCGGGTGAAAACGTGTTTCATTAATCCAAAAATATTTTACTGGGTGAACGTCAAATTTAACCAATAAATTCTTCGGAATACAAAACTTCTTCCAATAATCTGCATCTTCAGGAAGCCATCTTCTTGATTTTATGCGGATTACAGCCTTTTTAAGTGGGGTTTTTGTGTAGGTGTACTTACGAGCTGTAGGTATTACGTCTGTAGCAGCTAACCCAAGACCGAAATCTCGAGAGATAAGTTGAAGAGCACCTACAAAGTCAAGGTTATACTTATGCATAACATACCCAAAACAATTAAAGGTATGTTCTTCATTAGCAAAATCCTTGTACAATAAGGTGCTCTTCCACTCAACTATACTGACACCAGGGCTTTTATCTTCCCTAAGGTCACTGCAAAACTTAGTACCTAACTTCTTAAAGCTAGAACAATAGTGTTTGAATATATCGTACTCTGATACTTTAGCAAGAATTACATCCGTGTGCAGATGATCGTCACTTTTTCTGTGTTTAATCATAATCTGCAAAAATAAAGAAGGGGACCGAAGTCCCCTCCATTATCTAGATATCTATTCTTACCAATTACTATCAGCTGTCTCTACTGCTGGCTCAGGATCAGGAGCAATCAACCCAGGAACATACTTTTCTAAATCAAGGCTAGCATTGTACTCTGCATTAAATGAACCATAATCATCGTTCAGCTGCTTGATAAACAGATCCTTACGGAACGGCTTAAGTCTACCAAAGTGCTTGGTGTATACCTGCTGGTACTTACCATCTTTGACACCAAGCAAGAGACGAACTCTATTCTCAGCAAGTGCATTTACAAGCTGTCGAACTTCAGTTACATCACCTGCCATGATTTTACCCATAGTCTCAAATGCACACTCATCTCCGTTAGCTACGTTTGCATAAGCTTGAATAAACCTCATCAAAGTTTCTTCACCAATGTAAGCTTCACGCACACCTGTGTCTTTGAACCAGTCATACGCCTCTGATGCTTTCTGGTCTGCAAATGCAAACTGTCCGACAGAGTTACACCACTGAGGTTTCCCAGATTTAGCAACACGATGCTCAGGCTTCACTAGTACATCAAAGCGAGTCAAGAACTCAGGCTCAATGCACTTAACCCAGAAGGTTATTTTGTTGAAAGTATCAGAGTTAATGTTAACACCTATATACTCAGGCTCAACCTTTGCAGGAATTCCAAGGTCATTAAGCTCTTTAAGTGTAGGGTTCACGGCAACTACTTGCATAGGTGCAATACCTACGAACATAGGAATTCCACTCCCTCCTGCTACTTCTTCGTTTGAATTATTTGCGGTAATAGCCATTAGTCAATGATTTCAAAGGTGTCAAAAGTCTCTGAGTCGTTCTCAGAAACGTTGTCTTCAGTTCGTTGTGCTTCAACATCTACACGCAGTTGATTCTCATCTTCTGCAGGAGTTACATCATCCACAAGAGTGAAGGAGATCTTAGTTAAAGCACGTTTTGGACGACGCTTCTTAAGAACAGGCACTTGAAACAAGGCTTTTAATTCAGTAGCAGTCAAACTATACTTCTCTTTGATTTGCGGACGACCTAGTCCGTTGTCCAAATCGATAATAATCTGTGACACTTTAATCACACGGTCTTGCCCTTTTGGGCTTTCTTGCTTTTCTACGGTAGGCTCCGTTTGTTGGTTTGCTTCAATCATAGTAGCGTAATTAATCAATAAATATTTTGTCCCATTCTAACGGGAACGTTTGTCCTTTAAGGTGATCGCAACGAGAGCCAGCTTGTATGTCACCGAGTGAATCGAAACTAATCATAGTAGTATCGTCTTCTCGAAATACATAACCAATGGCGTCAGCATTAGCACAGGTAATGTTGCGAATCTTTCCTGTGAGGTCAAGGTCTTTATAGGCGACCTCTTTGCCTTTCTTCTCAATCTTTGCCTCTTTGAGGTGACCGACCAGTATTACATGGTCTGCAAGAGTATTTAAACGCTCAAGCCACTTCTTGAAAGCTATGCGTAGATACATATAACCGCCGCCGTTGGGTAGAGTTAACACAGACAAACCTTTGTTGTCTTTGTCAAAGTTCTTACCCATAGGGGTGTTCTGATACAACTTCTTGGCTTCTGGTTCACACCAGACTTCAAGTTGTGTAACAGTATCAATAGCAATATACTTGTAAGGTTTGCCTTGTTTTAATACCTCTTTACCTATTTCAGCAAGATGTTTGAGGTCTTTTGCTTTGATCTTCAAAGCATCTAACATGTCTGTACCGTCTTCCAAGTCTATGATAAGACAATTGTCTAGCTGTGCTAGAGCGGATGTCTTACCTACCTTTGGTTGACCATACAAGACAAAGTTTTTAGGAGACTTCCGCACAGCTTTTGTTTTCTGTGTCGGAAGACTAATCTTTACTTCGCTCATTAATTGTAAAAGTTGATAAATCTGTTTGAAATGGAATCATACCTAGCAAACCATCACGATTCTTCTCTACGTGACAAGCAAGTAACCCTACAGGGTCTTGTCCACAATACGAATCAGTAATACCATACAAATCGTACGGTCGCTGTAGCATCATGACTACATGAGAGTCCTGGCCAATAGAATCACCTCCGAAGAGGTCAGTAAGCAATGGTTGATATTGCTGCTTGGCTCGGTACTCCTGCTCGATATTACGATTCAGTTGTGAGAGTAGTATAGTAATGGATTGCATTTTAGCCTGCATCCACATGCAAGACTTGGAAACTGTATTTAGTTTCTGTAATTCAGTATCCTCTCGACCTAGCACTAATCGTGAATGGTCAATCAAATTGATGACAGTTTTAGAAGGATGTCGTAAAAACATCTCTTCGTTGACTTTTTTGATAATTGCCATGTCTTGAGGGATACTACAGAAATACATGGGATATTCCTTATATCTCTGTACGGCCTGCTTATATCGTTCAAACGATTCTGTAGATAGAGTTTTCTCTACCGACAAAAGATCGAACGTTTGCAGTTTTGTGTCTTTTGAACCTGCACGAAGAATTTGCTGTTCGCCAGGCATCTCAAAGCTCCAATAGATAACTATGAGATCGTTTTGTTTTTTTTTGTTTACATCTAGTATGTCGAATATTAATTGATTAGAAAATGCTGATTTACCTACACCTGGACGACCTGCAATAACATACATCTTGCCTGGTTGTAAACCACCCATAAGATTTCTGTTAAGTCGGGGCCAAGACGTAGGATATACTTGTCTTTTGCCTGCCATACCATCGTGGACATCTTTGATAGATTTCTCTACTGTCTTCGATATATGGAAAAGTTTTGGGAGACTAGAGTTCCCTTGTGATGCGCCGCTCATTGTTGTCTAAAGATTCTGTAAGGTCTTGATACTTTTCCCATGAATACTGATTAACCCATGTGCTGAGCATCTGCATATAACCTAAATTGTTAGCTTTCTTTCTTTGGTCTAGCTCTACACCTAAGCACCGTATTACCTCCTTATGTTTAGCCACGCTATCGCCTATGTACTTTTTGTACTGCTTGCGGGCTTTATTATTTGTTGAGGCGTTAGGGTCTTTGGCTCGAAGGGGTCTCATACCCCCATTTGCATACACCTTTAGAGGAAAGTGGGAGAGAAGCTCTGACCACATTTGATCGAAAGGGGTAGAATTAGCAGAGCTAAATTTATCTCTTACGACATGTTGATCAGTGCTCTCCCCCAGCTTAACTAGGCCTTTGGTTTGCAGTACTTCTAACCTAACAACTAACTTTAGATCGTCTATGACATCGTGGGAACCACTTTGTAACAGCTGTAAATATACATATTCATCAGCAGTTATCCCAAAATCTTTGAGACTATTTATACCAATCTCTACGATCATAAAGAAAAGTATTATGTGTTGTGTCTGTCTATACCGGTTTTACTTACATGTTTTAA